TAAATTTGCTGGTGTGTTTTCATAAGTAGCATTTGTAATTAATGTTGGGTTTGTACCTTCTGAACCCCATGCAGATATAATATCACTTGTTACTGAATCTGCTGTTCCACTCCATGAGACTATTGCTGCTTTAATATTATCAAGTTTGGATGCATTGGAAACTTTCGCTTCAAATGAAAGTGTTACAGTGTTTCCTATTAATCCTGTACAATTCTCATTTTCAATAATTTGTGCTATACCAAATTTTTTATTAGCAGTTTCTACATCTAAACCCATTGATTTTAAAGCCTCATCTGGCACTGTTGATGTTTGTGTAACATCTACAATATCATTACCATCTGAAAGAATATAAAATCTATCTAGTGTATAAGCATCATCACTATTAGGAAATTCGCTGTCAGATACGAAACTTGTACCCCTTTGTGCTACCATCATACCACCATTGATAATATGATTTCTTCTATTAGTGAGAGATGTTCCACTTATTCTTGTTAATGCCATTATCCTGTTATCTCCATTAGTGTTACAAATTGGGGTGTGGCGTCTACACCTATATAAGTTGTCCCCATTCCTGTTGAAATGTTTCTAAAATATAATTTATAAGTAACTGAACTTGTAGTGTTAGGTGAATCCAATAACATCATAGTAGCGTTTGCTTGGAATCTATCTTCAAAATCACTAAACTGTACTATTCCTCTATCATCTCTTCCTAAGTTTGTAGAATCTCTGAATATGGTTACACTTGATTGTGCTCCATCTTGCGACATATAAATTGATGTACACATCATCACTAAAATTTTATTTGATGAAGAAGTTGGAGTTATATCTGCAGTTAAATTAGAGGCGGTCATTGAAGCGGCTGTTGTACTTGCTCCTGTTGTTGAAGAAGCATTAACTACTTGAACAACTAAGCCAGGGGTTGAAAGTTTTGCATTTGTTATACTACCTGCAAGTTTGTCATTTGCTATACTACCACCTAACATTGCGTTAGAAACTGTTTGTATCGACATATCATTTACTCCATGATACTATTTATATAAAAAAAGGGGAGATAAATCTCCCCTCTAAAGAATTGACTTGCGGTCATAAACCGAAGTTCAAGAACTGTATTACATTAAGTTAGTAACTTTAACTCTTCTGTAGTATACATTATCGTTTGCGTCTAGTGCACCTAAGTCACCAGCTGCAGTTCCAGATGCTAATACACCACTTGCGAATGGGTTACCTGTAATACCATATCTTGTTTTAAATCCAATTTTCGGTTGGAATGTGCTTTCGCCAACTGCTCTCACCATTTGTAGTGGAACATATGGACAATAGAAAATTCCTGCGTCATATGGACTTGAACCTTTATATCCTACAACATAGTACTGACTAGCAGCGACATTTGCAGAATATGGGTCAACATAAACTTTATATCTTCCGTTTAATGTACCTGCGAATGTATTTGCAGTGTCATCAACATTTAGATTTGAAGTTAATGCAGGTGTGTAATCAAGTACTCCAGCCATTTGAAGTGCTGATGCAACATCTGCGGAACAGATAATCATGTTACCTTTTCCTCTTCTTGTTTGTTGACCAATAGCGTTGGCGTCTCTTTCAATTGAGAACAACAACCCTTTGAATTTTTCAACTGACCAACGACCATTTGAGTCTGTGTCTAAGTCAAAAATACCAGCTGTTGTTGTATTTACTTGAGCACCTTTCTTTGCTACAACATAGATTGTTCTTACAACTTCTCTGTTTATTTCTGCAAGAATTTCTGCAGAGAGAATATTTGCAAGTTCAGTTTCTGCGTCAAGACCATGAATTGCTTTTAGGTCTTGTGCGAGTTCCATTGAATACTCAGCTTTTAAAGCTCTTGTTTTAGCAGTAACAGTTTGTTTCTCGATTGAGAAAGCCATTTCTGCGAAAGAGTTTGCTGCTGCGTCTCCTAATGTCTCACCATTTGCAGTTGTTAATCCACCTTGTGCAGCGTAGTTACCTGCTGATGGTGAATCGTTTAGTGTCGCAGGGTTAGTTGCGTCATGACCTGTAGTAGGTGTGACTAAGTCTCCTGCAGCATCGTTTGCTGAGAATGAACTCTGCGGTTCGTTTACAAGAGCTTCATCGCCGTTTTGTGCGGCTTCTCTACTTCTCATTGCGAAAATAAGACCTGTTGGGCCAGTCATTGGCTGAACACCACAGATATCATATGCAATCAGATTAGGCATTGCTCTTCTAACTAAAGAGATTAAAATAGGCTCCCAATTATCAACCTGTCCACCAGTTGAGTTAACAGGTGCGGCTTCATTTAGGAAGTTTCTATCTTCTCTTAATGCTTTTTCTTGGTTTTCCAAGATAACTGTAGTAACCGCTCTTCTGTAACTGTCTTTGATTTCTGGTAAATCATTGTGTTCAAGAACTGGTTGCCACTTTTCTTGTAAATTGTTAGATTGAAACATTTATCTTTTCTCCTTTTTAATGTTTATAATATTTATATCTTGTATCATTTTACCCATTAATAATATTAGTTTTTCGCACGGTTATGGGTTTTGCTGATAGCTTCTAAATATTTTGCCATCGAATCTGATGTTTCAACAACATCTGATTCACCCTGTTCTTCAGTGCTTTGTTCGTTCACTGGTTGTTGTTTTGGGAAATAAGATTCTTTTAATGTTGATAATTTTTCTTTGTAACTATCAGCATCTGAGTAATCTACATCCTCGATTAACCCTCTGAACTTTTCTATCTCTAAATCGGTTAAATCTTCTGATACCTCATTTATGATAGAATCCTTTGTTAAACCACCAATTTGTTCGTGAAGTTCTTTATTCTTCTCGATTGAATCATTTAGTTTTTCTTCTAATTCTTCAATTTTTTTAGATTGGCCGTCTAATACATCGTACTTTTCTTCTGGGACATCTACATAATGGTCTTCAAACAATTGTTTTAGTCCACTAATGAAGTCCTCTGCGATTTCGCCTTTTAAACCTCTTTCAATCGCTAGTTCGTTTTCTTTCATCCATTCTTCAGTAACATATGCTAAGTAAGAATCGATTTTTTCTACTAACTCGCTTTTGATTTCTTCAGTTTTTTCTGAAAGTTCTTTATCGTACTCTTCATCTAATCTGTCGATTTCGCCTCTGACTTTGGATTTTACTGCTGCCTCGAATATTGTCGCTGCTTTAGTTTTGAATTCTTCAGAAAGATTATCATCGTTAGAGATTAAAGCTTCAACATCTTCTTTTACATTGATTTCTTTAATTCTAGCTTCTTTTTTCTCCTTCTTCAGTGCTTTCATTTCTGCAGTTTCCTCATCTTCCTCTTCATCTTCTTCATGAGCACCTTCTTTCATCATTGCGTTATACATCGCTTTTAGGTCTTTACCATGCATTCCTTCCATTTTCTTATACATCGCTTTTAGCATTTCGGCTTCTTTATCACCTGGTTCAGCGTCTTTCTGAGCTGGGTCACCAGAAGCTGGTTTTGCACTGTCTGCTGCCTTTGCACTTGCAGATTTAGCGTCTGTTGGGGATGTTATAGCTTTACCTAAGTCTTCTACATCTTTGTCCATCTTTGGAGCTGGGTCACCTTTTACAGCACTTTTCTTTGGAGCGTCATGAGCTCCTTCAGAAACAACTTCTTCTTCTTGAAGTTCTGCCATAACTTCGGCCTCTAGTTCCTCGATTGTTTTGTCTATTTCTGACATCGGATATCTCCTTTTGTTATTTTTATATTAATATTTATAAAATTATAATTTTTTGAGAAACTTTGCAAATTCTAAACTTAGAACTTTCGCCTCTCTTGAACGGATTGCTTTTTCCACATTCCTTTTCATCTCTGCTATTTCCGCTTCTTTGATAATACCATTATCCCATACCCATTCTTTACCTTCCATAATACCTTCTACAAAGGCGTTTGGTGCAGATGGGTCTGCGACTATATCTGCGGCGGTTGCGAGATAAAAGTCATCTTTTACATAAGATGCACCGTTTTTTTGTTCGAGAGAACCAAGTCCACGACTTGATACTCCTAGTTTAGCACCTTCATCCATCAACGATTTAACTATTTTCCCCATTGGTGTGTCCATAATCTTCGCTTCGCCGATGAAATTTTTTCCATCTTTGTACAAAGCTGTAATCATATGTGAAACCCTTTCAAGATTAACTGTCGGGCCATCTGGGTGTCCAAGTTCACCGAATGCTCTTTTTTGTTCAGTAAAATTCCTGTTGTACTGAGCAACTTCTTTCTGTAGAATATCCATTGGATATATTCTACCATTCCTATTTTTAATATCAGCCTGCATGAATATACCTTTTATTTTATACTCTTTTTCACCATTTTCTTTTTCTTCGGTGATATATTCGACTTCCTCAACCTGTTCTGAAAATAACTTTAAACTATCTTTCATTGTTTTCCCCTATGCTGTGTAGTCTATACCAGTATATCCTTCTCTTTTTCTAACTAATATTATAAAATTACATGCTGCGCTTGTTGTTGCGAGTATGTCACCATTATAACCAGAGGTTTTAGGATTCAAAAATTTAAACATAGTGTTGTCTCTTCCAAACCCTAGTTCACCACTACCATACACTGTTATAATATTATCATCACTCGTTGCGTCAAAATGTAATTGTATTGAAGTACCTGCTGCAGCAGAATTCCATTTAATTCCTACAATGTCTAAAACCTCTGTTCCAGATGCCGCGTTTCCATCTAATGCGGATGCATCGACAATCTGCGCCTTAGATTCTGCGCCAGGTGCTTCTATTAAAAATGCTGCCTCTAAATCCTTGTCATATAATGTTGTCTTTGTGTATGCCATGTTTCTATCCTATCCTTACATTATTGATAACATTTCTCTTTCAAAATATTTCATGAGTTCTTTTGTTTGAACTCCGAATCTTTTTGCGCTATCTTTTATTGACTTATCAAAAGTATTTAGGAAATTTTGTGGTTTAGCATCCATTTTTTTAAAAATATCATCCACAGCTTTCTTCATTTTTGGAGAAAGTTTTTTATATTCCTTACTTTTTTTATGTTCCTCTCTCTCTTGTACTTGAGAGTAGAAAACACTAAACTTCTTCTGATTCATCTGTATTTTCTTTTGACTGTGGACTTGATACAAAAGTCTTTGATACATCTTGTTTTCTAGTTTCTAATGCGTCTGCGACATTTTGTGTCATTGCATCTTTGAATGCGTCCTCAGCCTCTATATTATTTCCTTTCGCTATTGCGTTAACTATTTTTTCTGCGTGTTCACTCATTATTCTTCATCTCCTTCACCATTATTCATGGAGTTAAAATCAACTTGGTCGCCACCACCAGTTTGTGGGTATCTTGTTACACCATCTGATTCATCTGGAACTGTGACATCACCTTCACCTGTTTCTTTTTTAATCTCATCACTCATAGTAGAGATTTCTGCGTCTGTTAATCTAAGAACATACTTTTGTACATATTCTTTACTATAGAATGTTCCAATGTATGATTGAATTCTATCCAGAGTATTTAATCTTCCTTCTAGTAATTCTGCGTGTTTTAGTTCTGCGAAATGTCCATCTTTTAAGAAATCAAACTGTATGTGTTGTTTGATGTTATACCAATCTTCATCATTCATAACACCTTTTAAAAGTAATTGAGTTCTTAAAATGTCTAAGAATAATGCGGTAAATCTTTTTCTTAATCTTTGAACAAACTTTGTAAATTTAAGTTCATCTCTTG